TTAATTGAAGATGAATTAGATAATGCAAGGACAGGGCCACAGGATCAGGTTGAAACAATCTTCCATCCAGAGGGAGAAATAGAAGTAATAGACAAAAGACCTTACTTAAAGACTGAAACAGTTTATGGTTCAAATCTTGGAGGTACTTTTAGTGAGGAATTGGATAAAAAAATAAATCAGTTGGATGATGCTGAGATAAAAACAGCTAAGAAAGAAGCGAGAAAAGATATACAAAATCAATTAAATGAGAAGGAAAAAGAATGGAGAGATAAAGACCTTACTAAAGAAGGCAATCAAACATTTCCAACTAAAGTTGGTAATCAAGAGATTGATCTTCAATATGACTTAGTTTCTGCATATCAATGGATTTCACAAAAAAGAGATGAAATAGCCAACTCTGGTGAGAGTTATTATATACGGCAAGCTAAAACCCAGGTCTTAGATTCTTTTGAAAATGAGTTAAAAGATAGAGCATTATCCAGAAATACAAGGTTTGATGTTTATCAAACAATAGAAGATACGATTACAACAAATAGCCGCCCCCCTATTCTTGTTCTGGCTGATATTAATCGTGCAGAAAGAATTGGACTACTTGATTCAAGTCAGGCAACAGATTTAAAATCACTAGCAAAAGATAGACTAAGTATTAGTGATCAAAATATTAATCAAGTTATTCAATCACAGGAAGACGCTTTATTTAATAAATTTTCAAAATTAGCTAAAACTGGAAACTTAGGTACAGGTAAAGGTTTTGAAGATGATCAAGCATGGTCAGCAGCCGAGTTAACAAGATATCAAATCCTTATGAATAGTACGCAACTTGAAGTTGCTAAAGTTTTAAATAATAAAGAATTATCTGAACAAGAAAAAATCAATCAGATTAATCAACTCTATACATCACTTGACGAAAAGATAACGAGGCTGAAAGGAAATCCTGCTCTCTTTGATGTAGAAGTTAAAAGAGAGACTCCTGCAAAAGCAGAGAATATATTCAATAAAGGAAAAGAAAATCAAACTATAAGTCCTGCTTTAAGTAATAACAAAGAAGCTTCAGCTATTATTAAAGGTGAAAATTCCAGAACAACTGATACTGGAATAATAGAAATTAAAACTGCTAGTGGTGAATGGATACCTAAAGATCAAGTTTTTATAGAAGCAGCATTAACAAAAAAAGAAAATCAAACACTAGATACATATAAAACAAACGCTCTTACTTTAAATAGACGAATTACAATTTTAGAAAATGCTCGTGACTATGAAGGAAAACAAAATGATATAAATGAATTGAAAGAAACCCTACAAATTGTAAACAATCATATCCTTAAACAAACTAACAAAGCACAAGAACAAGGCTATGTTCCTTTAGCACAAAAAGATACCTATCAAAATGGTTATACTAATCCTACTATTGGAACAAATGGTCTTCCTTATAAAGGAGATTTAGCTCCTGTTGCGGGCATAGAAATATCTGCAACAGATAGAAGAAATATTGTACTTGTTTCTACTGGAGAGTTTCACGAAAGATATGCTGGTCATTCTGGAGCAGAAGGTGTATTTAGAGCAAGACCTGTTCCATATAGTTATATGAAAAAAAGAAGAGAAGAATTAGCCTATCAAGTAGCAACAGGTGGGAAATTTGTATGGGTTAAACATAAAGGAAAAGATAGGTTAATAGTAGTAGGTGGAGAAGATATGAGAACTTTACCTACAACATCAGATCAAAGAAGTGATTATTACAATGACAATCCGAATCAAGTTGTTAAAAATATGTGGAAAGGAAGAGATCTTAAACAGAAAGATCGTGCAAACGCTGCTCTAAATGTAGAAGTTTTATATGAAACGAATGTATTTCAAGATCAGTTATTAGCAATAATGAATGGATCTGCATTTGTTCCTTACGATAATGCTGTTAATGAAATATGTGAGAAACTAGGGATTACTCCTTTTGAATATTTAAGTAAGCAATATGAAGCACATTATGGTGAACCAATGCCTACAGATCTTCAGAAAAAGATAATAGATGGTTTAAATACTAAAGGACATAAGTTCAATAGAAAACCAAAACTTTATAGAGAAGGACTTGGTTATCCTGAGACAGAACCTATTACTGCTACGAAGACAGATACTGAAGAAATTTCTAGTCGTACAGATGATTCAGGTGTATTGATTGCAAGTGGCACAGGTTTAGAACCTGGAATGATCCCAGGCCCACCACCTCGTATAGATCCAGGTGAAAACAAAAAATTATATCCAGAAGGTATAGAGACAGGAAATTATATTCTTCCTACAGACGTATCAAATGATAAGGAATTTGTAGCTGAAGTAGAAAAATTATCTAATGACTTAGATATACCAGTCAATTACTTATGGGCTGTAATGGGATTTGAGACAGGAGGAACTTATGATCCAGGTCAATATAATTTAGGGCCAGATAGAACTAAAGAATCTGGTTCAGGTGCTGTTGGATTAATTCAATTCACACCAGAAACTCTTAAAGAATGGGGAGTAACAACTGAACAAGCAGCGAAGATGACAAGACTAGAACAAATGAAATTAGTAAGAAAACATCTAACGAGATACATAAAACCTGGAGATGATTTTAGAGATGTTTACATGTCGATTCTTTTCCCAGCAGCATTAGGTAAACCAAACGATTTCGTTCTCTTTGGTAAAGGTGCAATGAAAGGATATACCGATACTGCATATGAACAAAACAAAGGATTAGATAAAAATGGAGATGGATCTGTAACGAAAGAAGAAGCTGCTAGCTCAATTCCTCAATACTTACTCGCTCCACCAGTGCCTAAGAAGAAAGAATCCAGTACGATAAGCGGAGGATCTGATATCGCTTAGAGAAAATGCCTTTTGTAATTGACAAAGAAACAGGGAGATCTCGTTGGGTTTCTGATGCTATAGACACAAGAGAAGAAAAAGATCTGACAGCTATGCCGAAAGATCAAGGGATAGAAACGGATTATGGTGTTCTAAGAAATGTAGGTCAGCAATTACAAGAAGCAGGTGAAGGAGTAGCAGATGTTTTAGGTGCAGATAAAGACGACAACATAATTCAAGGAGCTATTAAAACTCCTTTGAGAATGGGGTATAACGCTGCTGCTAATGCTGTTCAAGAAGGTAGCGACACAATAAGAGATTTAGCTGAATGGTCTGGGATCGCACCCGAAGGATTTGGTACAAGCTTTGACGAGAAAGATAAACCCATATTGGGCTTTGGAGAATCTGGTTGGAAACCACCAGAAGCAAGTACAGAAGAAGCTTGGCTATCAGGGATGGAAGGATTTGGAACTGGTGTCGCTCAGTTCGCTGTTGAATGGGTAATGCTTAGCAAAGCTTTAAGAGGAGCTAATTGGTTAATTAAAGGAAGCAAGTTAGGAAAATTAAAGGCATATCAGAAAGCTACTCAATACTTAGGCACTGGTGAAAAATTAGTTCAAGCAAGATCAGCAAGAGCATCTAGCAAACTCTTATCTAAACTTCCTGGTGTTTCACCTAAAGTTTCTTCGTTTGCAGGTAGAAGATTAGTTGGCCCAGGTGTCGGTGCAGCTTATAACGCAACATTTAATCCGAAAGGTATGGCGATTGACTTCTCTGGTTTTGACCAGTGGGAGGGTCGTCTTTATGACTTGGCTGCTAATAGTGAATGGTTTGGTTGGGTAGAACATCTTCCTTTCGCAGAACGATTAGCTTCAGATCCAAATGATTCTGCAATGCAAGGCAGAATGAAGAACGTAGCTGAAGGATGGTTACTTGATTTTCACCTCGGATCTTTAGGTAAAACTATTAAAGCTTTACCAACAGAACAAGCCAATTTAGTTGTTGATTCAATTAGAGCAAGAGGTCTGACTGAAAAGTTATATCAAGCAGCACAAGAATTTGGATCAAATAGTCCTGAGTATCAAGCCCTAAAACAACAGATCGCAGATCTAGGCGATAAAATGGCTGACAATCCTATTGTCAAAGCTTTTGTTGACGAATCAGATGAAGCAATACAAGCTAGAAAAACTCGTATAGCTAAAAATAGAATTGAAAATGTACCTTCTCAAGAAGTTTCTTATGCTAGAGAACAAGCAAATACAAAAGTACAAGAGCTAGAACAGAAGATAAAATCATTAGGAGAAGAACCGCCCAAACCAGAGAAAGGAAAGCATTTTGAAGTTATTAATGGGAAAAGAGTTAAGACAGCAGAATCAAAAGCAAATGCAGCTTGGAATAGAAAATTCAAAAGATTGACGAATGAACTTAATGAAGTCAAAAAAGGACTTGATACAGAAATAGAAACAAAGATAAATGAGGAAGATTTAGGTGATGCTCCAGAATTACCAGATACAACAGAACGACAACAAGTAGCTGATGCTTACACTGAAGTTCAAACTAAGCTTGCAGATATTGAAGCAAAGATACTTGATTTAGAACAGAAAGCTCCTGATGGTTTTTCTAAAACACAAGAGAAAAAATATAATCGTTTAATTAAACAAAGAGATAAAACACAAGCTCTCTTAGATAAAACAAGTGAAACAAGAAAAACTGTAGAGAAAACACAAGGCACTAAACTTCAAGAAAGAAAACAATGGAACAGAAGAGCAGCGGATGATGTAGCAGCAGAAAGAGTAGAAAACCAAGGAGCAGAAGGAGAGACAGCTCCTGCGCAAACAACAGGTTATTCACGAGAGCAAATACAACGAGCACAAGAGGCTGTTAAACATGCAGCTTGGCCTGGTGGAAAACCTATGTCATTAGGTGAAAAAGAGATGTTAATGCGACGTTATTTAGAAACAAAATTTGGAAGACTAGATAAATCTATGGCTGAAAGACCTAAGAATAGACTTTATAGAGGAATGAGCCAAGAAGAATATGCAGCAGCAATAGAAGCAAGAGTTGCTTTACTATCTCAGATTATTGAAAAAGTAGCTGGTAAAGATGTTCAAGTTAGATATCACGACGTATATGGATCTACAACTAGAGGTGTTGAATATGGAGGAGGAACTGGATCTACAGAAAGTAGGGCATTAGCTGGTTCTTATGATTTCTTTGATGATGTATTAGATCTATATGGAATGATGGAAGGCTCTACAAAAGAATTAGTAGGTACTGCTTTCCATGAAACTTTCCATAGGATTCAGATGGTTTCTCTGCCTGCAAAAGATATAAAAATCTTAGATAACTTCTGGGCGAGATTAAAGACAATTGTTTATACACAACTTTCAGGTGCAGATCAAATGTCTTACATGGAGTCAATGACTCATGCTTATGAAAGATATGGAACAGCAAAATTATTTGGTAAAGATCCTGTATATGCAATGCTTGCTAATCCAACTGACGGTAAAGCAATCAAGTTATTGAAGAAAGTTATCTCTTACTTTGATCCAATCTTTAACTTAATGGAGAAGATTCATAACGCAATGACTAATCAAAGCCTGGAATACTTCAGGTCTATGAGAGACATTTATGAAGATGCTTATAATGGAAAGTTTGCAGATGTAGTACAACCTGAAGCTATAAACGAAAGAGAAATGCTTCAGGAATACAAACGACTAACAGAAGATCTTCCTTCTTATGAAGACTTCCAAGCAATGCAAGATAATTTGGAATTAGGAATGGATGATCCAGACTTTGACATGAATCTGTATTACGAAGCTGATTCAGCAAGTTGGAAGATTCATCAACTTAAAGAACTTGACGCATATACGAATGATCCAAACAGAGCTCTACTTCATCCTGGTGGAATCTGGAGAACAAGAGACGAAGGATTTGCCAAGTTGCCAGGAGCTGAAGCTGATCTCCTAGATGGTTCTATTACTAAGAATAAGAAACTTCGTAATGAACCACTTCGTAGTGAGAAAGGTGGTGACTTTGAAATGCCAAATCAATGGCGAAGGATAGGACTCAATATGGGTATGGCCCAAATTACTTGGCGTTCTAACCTTGAAAGATTGGCATGGGTATTAAGAAGAAATAGGAAATCTGCTTACCCACAAACTGCTCCACAGATGAGAGATTTCTTGAAGCAGCAAGGGTATAACTTAGATTCAATAATGGATTTAGGAGATCAGTTACACGAAGAATTACTTGCAAAACTTGAAGATGTAACTGGTTCAAGAAAAGCTAGTCCTGATAATACTCGTGGAGTAACAATTGATTTAACTGATGCAGAAGGGCCAGTCAGACCAGAAGCAGACGATACAATTCCAAAGGTTGAAGACTATGAAAACACTACTGAAAACAGAGCACAAGAAGCAGAAATCCCATTTGAAGAAGCAGTAGAAGAACCTGAACAAATCGGATTTGAAAGAATTGAAGAGAATCTCGATCCTTTATTGAAAAACATGAAGGAGAAGATAGAGAAGCTAGCTAAAGGTGAAATTGAATTAGCAGATATAGGAAGAGATATCGTTGCTATTACAACAAGAGGAAGAAAAAATAGAAATAAGATTAATCAATACAGCCCAGTCGATATTAATATGCAAGCTTTATTTAGTGCCGTAAGTGATGCTGCTGATAATATATTAAACACTACATTTAAAGAAGCTAATACACAACAAATTATTGATGATTTAGTTAGAGATGGACATAATAATGGAATTAATTTAAATGAAGCAGAAGCTTTTGGTGCTTTACTTCGTGCAAGATTTGTTACTGGTAATGTTCAAACAACAAAGCAAATTTTAAAATTACGACTTGCTGTATTAACTACAGGAAGAATTGCTGGAACTACTGCTGCTAATATTTTAAATGCACAAAATCTTACAGGGCCAGGTGCAAAGCTTAAGTATGATGAAGCTGCAAGAGCATTAGAAGATTCACTCCAAGCGAGTTTAAGGATATGGCGAGATTATAAAGATGTAATGAGTTCAGTTGGACAATTCTTACAAAGTGCTCAAGCAAAAGTTAGTGATGTTGATCTTAAAACCACTAGAGCTGACTTTGATTTAAACCTTAGAAAAGCAGATGAATATATTAATAATCCTCGTAATGGAGCAGGTAATGATTCAATTAGGCAAATAATGCCAGATGAAGTAATCATGGCATTAGAAACTGGCGAATGGACTCCTAGAGCAAAAGCTGCCTTTACTGAATTTGCAAAAGTTATAAGTACAGAATCCTTTAGACCTGGATCAGGAGTACAAACAATTCATAAGATGATGTCAGATGGAGACTGGAAAGGTAAGACAAAGAAAGCAGCAGATGAAGGAGATATAGATCAGATTGAGTTATTTATGAAAACATTAACAAGTTATCGTGTTAGCAATATTCTTTCTGCTCCTCTTACCTATGCAGTTCAGACAGGTATCCCATTAACAAGAATATTATTTGCTCCAGCAATTGATCTATATAATCATTCAGTTGTAGAAAATGGAAACTTAGTTGATATAGATGCAGGTTTAAAACGATTACCTGTGACTTTTGTTTGGTATAGGCAAATAGCATTAGAAGCAGCAGGTGCTTTACGACTAGGAAGAGATGCCTTTATTGATGGTCATAGTTATTATGATCCTTATCGTAGAGCAGGTGCTTTCGACTTAAATGAATATAAATCTATAGAAGATGCTGTTAATAATGTAGAAAAAAGTCCCCTCAAAATGGAAGAGAGAGAAGGTGCATATAACTTAAATGAGATGGAATGGGCTAAACATATTACTGAAAGTAATTCACAACAAGCAGCGGCTAATATCTTACATAAATTTGCAACTCTTGATTTAAGAGCACAAGGCGCAATTGAAACAGCTCAGAAAGCTTTAGCTGGTAATTCATTCCTATATGCAATAGGTTTTGAAGAAGGATTTGAAAAGGCGACAAGAGAAGGTTTAAAAGGAAGAGAAGCCTGGGGTTATGCAGAAGAATGGGCGAGACAAAAAGTAGATTTCCATACCAAGAATGCACTCCATAATGGTAAAGAAATAACAGGTGCAATTATGACGCACCCTGCGGCTTTGAAAATAGGAAGAGTCTTTACCTTTACTGATGATGTTCGGGCGAGAATGGAAAATAGAACATTTTCCTATGGACAAGATCTAGCTAGAGCTTCTGGTATAGATGAAAATGATTTTGATTCAATTAATGATTTTGCAGAAAGATATCAACAGGGACATGTCGATAAGAGTCAAGGGTTTCAATATAAATTAGTGAATCATGGAATTAGTAAATTCGCTAGAAAAGGTGAGACACAATTACCTGCTTCAGGAGATTTAACTCCAGCCTTCACACAAGGATGGTCATTCTTACCTCATCAATGGCAAAGACTTCAAAATACAAAAATGGGTTGGATGGCTACAAATATTCAACCTTTCGTAAGAACCCCTGCTGATATTACAAAACAAGCCTTAAGAGCTGTACCAATTGCAAACTTAACAACTGATACTTTCTATAGAGACTTCTTTGATGAAACAAGTTACTTCTCTAAATCATGGAAAGCTGAAATGACAATTGGGGCAACTATTGGAACAGCACTAGTAGCTCAGCTATTCAATAACGAAGATATGGAATGGACTGGATCTGGCCCTCTAAATGGTGACATGAGACGATTATGGGAAGCAGATGGCAGACTTCCTTTCTCCTTTAGATATAAATATAGAAATGAGGATGGACATCAAAAATGGGCTGCTTGGCAGTCATACAGAGCCTATGAACCAGTAGCAACATTAATTAGCACAATAGCTGATATTCATATGCTAAGAGGAATGATCAGTCAAGACGAATACGACACGGCAATGTCTAGTGTTGTTGTTTGGATAGCATCTCAAGCTTTAGGTGGGAAATTAAAGAATACTTATTATTCAGGTGTTTCTGATTTCATTGATGGTCATGCTGGATTTGCTTTAGGTGGTTTTGGAAGACCTACTCCACAACCAGGTGAATTAAATAGATTCCACCGTTATTGGTCTGATTTTGTTGCTAGCTGGATACCTCAATCAAGCAGACTAAAAGCAGCAGCACAATTCATGGATCCATATAAGAGAACTATTGAGAATAGAGTTCCACGTAAAGAAGTAGATACAGAAGTTGGAAAAGGAGTATCAGGTCAAGTATGGGGTTGGTCTGGGGATGCAACAATGCCTGGGAAAGAATATGGTTTTAATGAAATTGATAACGGCAATATCTTCCAAAAAATGGGTAATTTAATGGGAATGTATCTAGATAAAATAAAAATGAATACTCCAGGTTGGTCAAGAGATTTACCTGTCAAACTTAATTACATAACAGGAGATCCGTTATATCATCCTGGTTTCTTACATGATGATCTTTTAGATTTAGAAAGACATCCTTGGCTTACTCAATTAACAGCTTCATTTGTTTTATCAAGCGCACCAGCAGCTTACTCATGGGTTCCAGTTTTAGGTTCTCTACCAGCAAGTCAAGGGAAACTTGGTGAAGAACAATATGCAGATGCAGAACTTGGTGAGGAACAAAAAGGTAAAAAAGATTTTGTTGTAAGAGAATTAATGAGATTAAGAGGTTTTGGCTCACAACTAAGACCACCAACTAATAAAGACATCCAAAGTGGTGTCACTCTAAGTACAGATGCTTACAACCAGTATCTGAGATACATCTCACAAACACCAGATCCAGTAACAGGTAAGGTTCTTTGGGAGGAATTGTTTACTCTATTCACAAGTGAAAGATATAAAAATGCTGGTGTTGATTCTTTCGATAAACAAGTAAGAAGTCCAAGAGCATCACTAATGAATCCCATTTGGACTCGTTTCAAAAGGAATGCAATCTTTAGGTTCTTGAATGATCCCAACAATCCTTTCGTTATCGAAGTTCTTCAAGAAAGAGCCCGTCAACAGGAACTAGAGAATAACAACGCTATGATTAATACATTCCCTGGATACACTCCCAAGGAAGTTGGAGATGGTGGATACACAAGAACTGTATCTCCGTCAGAATACGAACAACACCTTAATCGCTAATGGCATACGCTTCTTGGACAGGCACTGGTGACGATACAACCAGAGAGTTTGATGTCCCATTCCCTTATGTAAAGAAAGAACACCTTGTTGTCACAATTAACTATGTGGCAACTACCGCTTATAGCTGGGTTAATGATGGTCGTATTTCATTTGATGCTTTAAGTGGAGACACTACAACACAAAAAGCGTCGGGTGCTCCTAAGACAGGAATGCCAATCATTATTAAAAGAGGGACAAGTCTTGGAACACCTCTTGTTGATTTTGTTGATGGTTCTACTCTTACAGCAGCAGATTTAGATACAGCAAACCTTCAAGTTCTATATGCAACACAAGAATTAGATGATGTCGTAAATGCTGGTGTTGCCTGGTCACCTCAAGGTTTAGATGCTAATAACCAACCTGTCATCAACGTACAAGATCCAACCAATGCTCAGGATGCAGTAACAAAAACTTATGCAGATGGTTTGGTAACAGGTGTATTGAAAGCAGATGGAACAGTTAACCCAACTGCGAATCTGCCTATGAATGCAAAGCGTCTAACAGGATTAGCAGATCCAGTTGATGCTCAAGACGCAGTAACAAAAGCACACTACGACGCAGGTATTGGAACAGCGGCAGCTTCTGCAACAGCAGC